CGGCAGGCCGTTCAGCCACAACTGGCTCTCGCGCCACGTTATCTGCCGCATCTGGCACAGCAGGCGTATCGCCTGCGGCTCGGTCATCAACAGGCCCTGGCCGACTATCAGCACCTTGCACCTCCTGAGACGCCTGGTCAGTGAACGAACTGGGGAACTCGCGCGCGAGCGGCAGCAGCTCGGCCATCGGCGCATTGAGACGGATCACCTTCACATCACCGCCAGCCTCGCGCTCTGCCAGCCACTGATGGTGGCCATCAAGAACATAGCCATCACCGGACACCAGAATGGAGCGCTCGGTACCTCCCCGAGCAGCAGCACGCCCTACCCGCTCCGGGCTGAACTCGGCCTGAGTCGGGCGAAGGCTGCGGGCGGGCACGGTCTGCTCTTCATGAGTGACGCCGCGGGCGTTCATGAAATTGACCATAGCCCCGCGATGGTCTGCACGAATCTGCGGCATTTCAGCTCGCGGCACACCGAGGCTACCGGACTGCTGGTTGAAACCCACCCAGCCGCCGCCGAGGTCTTCACCCTGCAGGTCACGGGCAACGGTCGCACCGCTGTCACGCGCCCCGTCACGTGACAGGTCCGTGACAGGTCTATTAACGGTCGGCGCTTGGCGTTCCATGCCAGGCCCGCCAATCGGCCGGACCTGGGCGCCTGGCTCAACGAATGGCGCAGTCGCACCACGCTGCGCGTTGCCCTGGCTATCCACCACCATGGTGCTCGGCGCAGGCAAGCCCAGCGGCGCGGGAGGCGGCACCGGCTCACGCGGTACAGCGACAGCCCACCCACCTTCATGCGGGACGATAATCGGGCTCTCGCCTTCGCGCTGCAGTTGGTTGAACAGGCCCAGCAAGCGCACGTCTCGTTCGCCACGGAATGGGCGCCCGTTCTTCTGCACGCGGATCTCGAAGTTCGGATCGCCAGCCACTGGCGTGGCCTGCACCTGCTCGGTCTGCATAGGCCCGGTATCCGACTCAACCGTCGGCAGTGGAAGCGGTTGCTCGATCTGCTCCACCTGTTGCGGGCCAGTGTCCGATTCGACGGTAGCAAGCGGCGGTTGAGTTGGCAGTTCGTCTACCTGCGGCACCAGTTCATCCAGGCCGCGAGCGTCCTGAGGGTCGAAGCCCTGCTGCGCCCAGGTGTCGAGTTGCCGCTGTGCGGCGGCCAGAGCCTCAGCCTCTGGCACCTCAACCATCGTCTGCAGGTCGCGATTGTAGCGGTAGAATCGCAGATTGCCGTTCTCGTCCAGATCGGCCGGGAACAACTCCTGAGCGATCGCCAGTTGCTGGCTGATCGGCTCGTATCGACCACCAGGCTGGGTATCGGGCGCACCGCTGAGCATCGACTGACGCACAGCATCCTGCACAGGGGTCTGGCTGCCAGTTGGAGCGCCATCAACGGCAGTTGCAGCAGCGGCAGACAGCGGGCCAGCAGCAGGGTCCAGCCCCATTTGCTCAGACGGTCGGCGTGCAACGTTGACCGCGCCGCCAATCGCGGAGCCTGCCAGCGTGCCTTCCACTGCGGCGCGCGGTACGCCCTCCATCAGCGGCTTCCGCTCTGCCCAGTTCTGCAGCATCTGCTCCTGAACGGACTGCGGCAGCTCTTCCAGCACGCCCTCAGTCAGCGCGCCGCCTGCAACACGCCGGGCAAGACCTGACGATTGCCCGGCCACCTGACCAACGCCGCCAGCCAGTGCACTCTCTACGTCGATTAGGCCAGCACGCTGCGCAAGGCGCGCACCAAAGCCACTCAGGGCAGCACCAGCTACGCCAGCACCAGCAGACGCCAGGGCAGCCCGTCGCGGGTCCACCTCGCGATCAATCTGATCCATGGTGCCGCCGGCAATCACAGCACCCTCACCACCAGCACCAGCAACAATGGCTTGCCGCGCCGCCTGGCCAGCAGTTGCCGGGTTTGCGATCAGCCCTGCAGCACGCCCACTCACCAGCGCACCACGGCCAATGGCACCACCCGCCAGCATCTGCGGCAGCGACTCAGCCACCAGACCGGCGACATTGCCCGGATTGCTCGCGTAGGCGCCAGCGATATCCAGGGCGTCACCCTCTTCCCAGGCCTGTTCGATCTCTGCGGTACCGGCCTGGCGCGCTGGGCTGTATTCGTCTCTTGCCTCTTCCTGCCATTTGCTGGGCTGGAAGCCTGTCGCCTCACCAATCTTGTCGGCGGTCTCGTCAACAACACGGCGGCCGGTCAGGGCGCCGACACCCACATCAGCCAGACCAGTGACCACGCCGGGCAACTGCTGCAAGCCGCGTTTCAAGTCGGTGCCCAGGTCGCCGAGAAGAGAGGTGTTCTGTTGCCGACCAGTTTCAGAGCGGAGGTCAAACTCATCAAGCAGATTTGACTTGTTGGTTGTTACTTCCTGCCCCTGCGATCCACCGTCGCGTAGACCAAATTCGTCAAGAAGATTTGCCATTCCGCTCTCCAAAAGAAAACCCGCCGTAGCGGGTTAAGTCTCTTGGTCAGCGATCTGAAAGACGAACCCTACAGGGGGTTAGCATCAGATTTGAGCGATTACTGACGACCGATCGTCGTCGATGTACTCCCATTTTGAATGGTGGTAGATCGGCTTCCATCGCTTCCAAAGCAATTCGTATAGGCACCATTGGTCAGGCAATTGGTGACCACCCTCTTACGACTTGGCTCAGGCTCTGGAATACCGTTCTCCGCGCGAATGCGCTTCTGCTCCATACGCTCTCTAACGATCTCGCCAATAGTCGGAGACTTACTACTGTCTTTCACTACGGTGACTTTCGTTCCGGTTCCCGACTGAGAACTGTTGCCCCGCATAATCTCGGCAGCCCGCAAATTACGCTCAATGACAGAAGCACTACTTTCAGGCTCAACCGTTCGCTGCACTTCTCCCAGGTACTGGGACTCACCACCGCCAGGCGGGCAAGGAACCTGAGAAAAAGCGATCGCACCATCAGGCCCGACACACTTGAATATCTGAGCGTTTGCAACCGATGCAAACATTACCGCCACGATGAAAATGTAGATTTTCACGACGCCACCTCCATGCAGTAGCCCAACGCTACCACCAGCCTGACCATCAGTCACCTAGTCAGGCCACGACTCGACACGCGGCGCTACTGACCTACAGATATGCCTCGTTCTCGCAGCAGTTCAATGACCCGCTCAGCGGTCATGCCTTCATCTCTAGCCGTTTGCTCTACCTCTGCGCGCGACACCTGTCTCCGTGAGCCTCGGCCCTCCTGAGAAGCTGAAACTGGCTGACCGGTAGTAACGTCAATGATCTGCCTGCCAACGATGGGCCGCCCAGTTTCATCACGATCAAGGATAACGTCCTGCGTGATGTAGCGATCTTTCGCCTGAGTCGCCAGGACGTTGTAGGCCTGTTGAGCCACATTGCGCTGCTCTTCACTGATGTTCGGGTCGGAGATCTGCGCGCGCAGTTGCTCGAGGCGCTGCCGATCTTGAATGCCCAGTTCGCCCTCGTCGATCTGCTGTTGCAGGCGCTGCTGGTTGAGCTGTTCGGTACCCATACGCTGCACTTCCGCACCACGGCGGACAGACGCATCGGCAGACTCGTTCTGCAGGCGTTGCTGCATGGAGTCCAGTCTGGTGTTCTGGATCTCTGCCAAGGTTGGAGCACGTGAACTGTCACGAACCACGGTCACGCGCCCACCGCCTTCGCCGATCTGGCCACGGCGACTTTCCTGAATCGTCTGTGCACGGATATCGTTCGCGCGCCCGAAGCGATCGAGCGCCAGTTGAGAGTCACCTGGCTGGCCTACCGAAAACGTACCTCGACCATTTCCCACGTTACCGACTTGACTGCCAGTACCTGCACCAGCTACTGCGGTTGGATCGTTGGTAAACTCAGGCACACCATTTTCACCAACTCGCCCAGCAACACCCTCACCGGCCTGGTTCCAGTCGGCGCTGGCACGCCCTGGCATGCCAAGGCGGGGCTGCTCGACCTGCACCTGCTCAGCTTGCGGGCGCGGCATACCAAGGCGCGGCTGCTCTGCTGGCTGTTCCTGGCGCGGTTGAACGCCAAGCGCGCTACGCGCGGCCTCACCGACACCGGAAAGAGCACCTCCGACACGATCAATACCAGCCTGAAACTGACTGACCGCCTCGTCACGATAGCGGGTAGATCCGCCTGGAAGCGTCGCCGGATCACCACCAGCCACATAAGCAGCGGCATTTCGAATAGCGTCCTGGCCAGCAGCGATCGGGGTACGCACAGCACCGGCCACCGCCTGAGCAGCGCCAAGCGGTACATCCAGCGCACGCGACCCGGTCGACGAAGCTTGTCCGGAAGGCTGGCGGGTAGGCATGCCAAGGCGCGGTAGCTCAGGCTGCATCAGGGTGGTGGTCGGCATACGCACGCCAAAGCCGCGGCGCGGCTCTTCGTCAACCAGGCCACCATCAGCAAAGAACTGGCGCGGGCCGTCGGCTTGCTGACCTTTCGCAGCAGCCATCACCGCCTTTGTGAGGCCGAACCCCTTCTGCTTGTGCGTGGCATTCTTCAGCTGATCGAGCACCGCGGCGCCCAGCGCGTGCACGTCCTGCGGCGGCATTTCGTACTCGCCATTACTGACGGCAACCGGCACCTGCTTGCCAGGCATACCAAGCCGCGGCTGCTCCTGAGCAGGCGCACTCTGGCTCTTACGCCCAGGCATGCCCAGCCCGAGTTGAGCCGTGGTGTCGGCCGGCAGAATGTAAGTCCCTTCCGGAACATCCTTTCTGATCGAATCGGACGTGCCAGTGCCTGGCCCTTCGATCAATCCGCCGTTGGCGGCATGCTTGCGCTTGGGAAGCCCGTACATTGCCTATCTCCCATTGATGATGCTGGATTGTTTGCCCCGTCCGCCAACCTGGCCAAACCCTACAGGGGGGCTAAACCTCTACAGCCTGCTTGAACTGCGTCCAGAACAACGGAACAGGCAGGTCGCCTTCCAGCCTTACCCGCGGTTGTGGGTAGTCCTCGATGATCGAAGCAGGGTCGATCGGGGGCAGTTGCTCCCATCCATCTGGCGCTACTTGGTCGCCAGGAAAGTAAAAGCCGCTGAGTTGAAAACTGGCAAGCGGTACAAACGCCCCACCCTGGTACAGTCCAACCTGCACAACGCCGCCCGCGTAACCTCCATCGCCGGACATAGAGCGCGACACGTAAAGCTCGATCGGCAGGTCCGCTGCGGTCAGCGGCACCACGTTGTTCGACGGGTCGACAAGAACAAAGGCGCGCTCGGAATACTCACCAGCTGGCGCAACAGGAATCGTCAACGATGTAAGCCAAACAGCGCCTGGCTGATCCCAAGACCAATCAATAGGGTCACCGTCCAGGCTGGCAAGTGTGTAAGCTGTCGGCTCGTATGGGTAGTCCGGTTCGAACCAGAGCCCCAAACCGATCTGCGCGTCGCCGTTGGTGTGCCACGACCCTTCAACCAGCTCGACCGGGTAGTAGCGAATTACTGCTGTTCCGTCTGGATAAGCCATTCTGCAGCCTCCTGTTCAAACGCCTGCTGCGTTGTATGGTGGTGGTCGCCTGCAGGATGTACACGCCACACATACCCAACCTGCGGCAGTTGGTGAGGCCGAAGCAGGCTGCGCAGGCGCGCGTCTGTGGTGTGCGGTGACGACTCCATGGCCTTGACCCAGGGCAGCACGTCAGCGCGGCGGTACACGGTCAGCGCATGCCCGGCGCGAGGGAACGGGTAGCGTCGACCATCGAGATACTCGACAACCTCCATGGTGACCACTGCACGATGCTGCTGCAGCCCTGCCAGGCATGCCTCGACTGCCCCTGGCAGCAGGTAGTCATCGGAATCGAGATAGGTCACGAACTCATGTTCGCCCTGCTGGTACCCGACAGCCCGCCCCTGGCCAACCGACTTTCCCGCGTTGTCGATCAGGTGGACGGTGACGCCCTGGCCTACCGTGCTGGCAATAGCCTGCTCGAGCCAATCGGCCCTGGTGCCTTCATGCGTGAGGATGTGCAGGTCAATCATCCGAACATCCTCCCGTAGCGCGGCTGGCTGGCTGGCGATGCCAGGTAGAAGGTACCGAACCGACTGAATGATGCCGCCGGCACGAAATCCAGAGCACCGAAGCGCCCTTTCTTGATCGCAATCTTCGGTTCGTCCGCGTCGAGTATCGTGGCCACCTGAGCCATCGGCACTATCACGGCACCTTCCGTGTTGCGCACCTCTCGCTGATAGGTACTCAAGCGCAGCGATCGAGGAATGCCGGCAGCAAGTGGCGCAGCAACCCCGGTAACAGTGATCCTGGCAATGCCGATCTGCGTCGCGCTGCTGCCATTGATGAAGCCCCACCCCCAGACCTCACCGTCCGCGACGGGCGTCGAGAAGCCAATATTCTCGATGCCATTCCCGCCGTTGCCGGCGTTGCTGCTCGCCGGCATCTCTTCCGGCCCGTATCCCAGCAACGCCTGTGTCTGGCTTATGGTTCCTGCTGCGCTCTCAGTGCGCAGCAGTGCGATATCGGAATGTATGGGCAACGTGGTCGGCGCGGCCGGCGAGATATCCGCATCGACTGCAGGCCTAGCCAGCAGCCTCATAAGTCGGTGACGCACTGGCATTCCAGACGCATCGAGAAAGAAGGTGTCTCGGTACTTCTGAACGAAGATACGCGCCGCTTCGATCTGCGGCAGGCCGGCATCCAATCCAGCGATCGAATCGACGAAACTCACCGACAGCGATCCGATTCCATTGGTCACCACCAGCAGCGCCTGGCCCGTCACAATGCGGTAAGAGCCACCCACAGCCTTGCGGCAGCGCGCCCGGAATGACACCAGGGTCACCGGCACAGGATCTGCACCAGAGGCATCAACCCAGGCGTACACCGCAGGCAAGTCGAAGCCAGCAGCCTGAAACGTCCCGGCATCACCACTGAAGCTATCCGATTCCAGCGCCGAGCCAAGGTCTGCCGGCCCGACGATCTCGGACCATTCCAGAGTGGCCACACCATCCTGGTAGTGAATGCCCATTGCAAGCATTGATCCGACAGTCGACACCCCACCACCATCCGCCTCCAACTCGATGGCCACACTCAGGCGGCCACGGTGATAGTGGGCGACCGGCAGCCTGGCGCCGTAGCGAATGGGCACGATAGGCGATCCCTCGTAGATCACGTGCCGCGGGTAGAAGCCACAGCCCGTCAGCCCCCGCACATAATCCTCGCTGAACGAAACCGACCGAACAGAACCCGCCCCCGCCCAGCGCACCAGCACTGCCAGCCAAACAGGCTGATCAGTCACCACGTAGCCGGTACCACCATCACCAGGCGGCTCAGCATCCGTGTAAAAGTGGACGAAGATCACCCCACCATCGAACTCGGTAGGAAACGAGTTGTAGAGCAGGAAAGGATCATCAGGAAGCGGATCGCCGAAGGCCTGAACCGCACCCAGGCCACCCTGGCGCTCTTCGGCAGGCACCTCTGTCACTGCGTCGCTGCTCGGCGCCATGCGTTCCCGACCTGGCGACACCGAGGTCACGATACCGTCGATCATGGATTCGCCCACCAATGGATCAAGCACGCCACGGTACTGGTTAGAACCCTCGAACCGGCCAGGCACCTCGACAACATCGACAGTCACCCGGCCACCCTGCTTGCGCGCCTTGAACACGAAGCCGTCGAATATGCCGCTGCGCGAGCCGGTAGATCCAGACTGACGATGCAGGGCAGCGCCAAGCCTGTTGGCGTAACCTTTGTGCCTGGCGGCGACCGCACTGGTCGCGCGCAGCCGAACTGGCCCGGTCATTCGCCAGACAGGATGTTGGCCTGCAGGGTACCGGCAGCGTTGACCGCACCCTCGGCAGCGGAAGCAAATGCGCTGGTGATCTGCCCAAGCGCGCTGTTCTTCTGGCCATCCGAAGCCGCAACGCGGAGCCTGTTCTCGTCCAGCTTGCCATTCATGCGCAGATTGGCCGCCTGCAGACGCAGCTCTTCGAAGCCGAGCTGCACCCGGTAGTACTGCGACATGGCATCGTTAAGCGACGCATAAGCGGATACTTTCGCCCTGGTCGCCTCGATATCCTTGTTCGGCAAATCCATCAGGACGTTGTAGTAGTTTGCGATCGACTGGAAGATACCCATCTTCAGCGCGACAGCCTGCTGCTCTGCGAATTTCAGCAGGTCCAGCTTGATCTCGGCATCACGCACGGTCTGCGCGCGATTCACCTCACCGATCGCATCGGCTGCTCGCTCTTCTGCTCGGGTAATGGCCTTGAGCATCGCACCAGGCGGCGCAACAAATCCCCTGGCCGAGAACTCGGAGCGGATCTGCTCGACAGCCGTATTGCGGGATCGATACTCACGATCACGGCTTTCATGCCAGACCGCCTCGAACACATCCTTGCTCAGACCGAAAGGCTGCTGGCCGGTGATGATCCCTACCAGCCATTCCTCCGGGGCGTAGCGCAGCGCGCCGCTGATCTCGGGAAAGTACTTGTCGATCAGACCTTCCGTCTCGGCGTTGATGAACTGCAGCGTGCTGCTGCTGCTGTCTAGCTGTAGAAAGTCAGTCAGCGCCGCCGGCTTCGGCATCTGCGGCACGTTCGGCGTATAGCCGAGATTCGCCGACGTGATGTTCGGGATGAAGGTACTGACGCGGCCAGATACGTTCGTAGCCCTTCCCAGCGCATCCTGGGCGAAGCTGAAGAGTTGCGCGATGTTGTCGTCGATACCGGCCATGTCAGCCTCTCCTGCCGTAGCCGCGGCGCTGAGACACCCCGACTTCTAGCTCGATATTGTCCACAGACGCATAACTCGCGTCGGTCAGTTCCAGGCGCACATTCCACGTCCGGCCGCTTACGCCTTTGGCCAGCACGGCCCTGCTCTGCGGCGATCCGCCAACCAGCTTGTAGATCCGTTCCGGCCCATCATCAGTGCACAGTCGCAGGAAGCACTCGCCGTCGGTGCGCACACCCACAAACGCCATGGCCATGCGCTTCTGGTGCGCGTCGCCGTAGTCGGACGCACCGAAGTCCACCAGGGCATTGATCACCTCCCCTGTTTCGCCACCAAGGCGATACAGGCCATCCTTGCGCCAGGCATACGCATGGCCATCGTCATAGGTGAAGCCGAGGAAATCGAAGTCGCGATAGGTGGTCAGCGCGCCGGTCATGTAGTTGACGGCATACTGCAGCGCCTGTTGCTTGGCAGACTCAGCCTTGCTGAATACGGCCACGTTCTCATGCGCAAGCATTTCGATGATCCAGCCGATACTGGCCTGATCAGTGATCCCAACGGAGTCGACAGACGCCAATTCCAGCACCATGGTCAACGTCGCCTCGGCGCTGGCCACGCCGATCGACTCCATCGCGATCATGATCAGCGCGGTTTCCAGCACCGCCTCTTCATTCACGAATATGGCGTCGCTGCCGTCGCTTTCGCCTTCAGGCATGTACGGCTCGACGATGTTGGCGACCAGGCGAAGGGGAATTGTCACGTTGACACGGTTGAACGGAACCTCACCGATGGCCGCTATCATCGCCGGCAAGGTCGCCGAAAACTGGATATCGTTGCCCGTCTGCAGTTTCGCGGTGAAGATCGGAGGCGGCAGCACAGCCACCATGCTCGAAGGGATCTCTTCAATCGGCCCCAACGAGGCCTGGAACCGCAATGCAGACAGTTCGCCCTTCATCCATGCCACATCGGGTGCGTCGCTGATCGCGGCGACCATCGCGGGTAGCTGAGCCGAGAACTCGATAACGCCCCCGACGCGATCCAACTGCGCAGAGAACTGAAGCGCCGGCAGCCTGCCCAGCATCCAGCTCACGTCATCTACATCGCTGATCGCAGCAACCATGGCCGGTAGCGAAGCGGAAAACTCGATAGCCGGGATGGTCGACCCTATCTGCGGCGAATCGACGTAGTCGACAACGCTGTAGAGCACAACACCGCCGTAGGCCTCTCCAGATGACAGCGCCGCAGATTGATAAACCTGCTCGTCATTGATCAGGTAGGTGACGACACCCAGGCTTCGCCTGATCTCGACAACGGCGCCGGCCGGCAGTGTCGCCGGACCAAACACGGTCGCCCCGAACTCGACGATGCTGTATTCCTCGCGCCTGGCGACGATGCTATGCCGCATGCTCGAGTAGACGTGCTGGAAGGTCCGGCCAGACAGGCCAACCTGCACACCGATCGGCGATGGCGGCAGTGTGCAGCGAAAGTAGCCCTCGTTCGGTACCGGACTGATCGTTCGACCGCCGCCATTCCAGCCGATGCTGTCGAACTGATCGATTCGAGCAGGCACCGCAGCGCGCCCAGGTACCGCCGGATAGCACACCTGCTCGGTACGCGTAACAGGCTTGAACGGCGAATAGCTGGTGCCGTAGCCGTTCGGATCACTGATGCCAGCCCAGCCAGCAGGTATCTGTCCGGTTGGTTGGTAGCTGCCCGAACTTGACCCAATGCCGAAATTCAGGCCACTGGAACTTCCTGAGACCTGACGGGTAATGCAATACGCTGGGCGCGTTGGCACGGCCGGCACAGCCGGCACGTATACCAAGCGTGGCGTCTTCTGCAGGCGGTTCGCCATGGGTTATTGCTCAGGGATGGCCAGCTCGAACAGCGAGAACGATTGCGGCTGACCGTTCACCAGCGGCAGTTCTGCAATGTACATATCGCTGCCCAGCGGTCCAGCAGTACCCTGGAAGCGCACGGCAGATGCACTGGCATCACCAGCATCACCGTCCAGCACATATCGGAAGAAGGTCGGGCTGCCGTCCGCGACGTTGTTGCCGGTCCAGTTCTCCGAAACCGACTTCTTGAGAACGCCCAGCGGCGCTGCAGCTTCGAATGTCACAGGCGTTCCGTCGCCGCCAACGCTGATTTCGCAGAGCAGCGTAGCGCCGCCCAGCGCCGCGTCGGCATTGGCCGGCACAGATCCGGCATAGATGCGGACCAGACCGCCATCTAGGGTCTCTTTCAGAGAACCGGTTACGGCAAGCGACACGCGCATGCCAGTGCTTTGCTTGATCATGATCGATCCTCAGAGAATATTGGTGGGGATGTAGGTCAGGCCAACCGAGAGCCGACCAGGGTGCTCAGGGCTGATCTTCTTCACGGTGCTGAATCGCACCACGGACAACAGCAGCCCACTGTTGGAGCCCTTCACCGGGTTGGAGACGATGAACGAGCCGTAGATATCGCGCTCAGCGGTAGCGGTGAACTCGGCCTTGGCGTCGGTGTTGTAGTAGCTGCCAGCATCGTTGTAGACGCGCAGCCATTCAGGACGGGTAGCCTCGGAGTACTCCGTGAACTCACCCAGCACGCTCGGAATATCGGCGGCGGTCATGCCCTCGGCCGGCAAGACGTTGTTGCGGAACAGGCCGCAATAGAAGCTAGGGATCGGCGCAACGTCGCCGAACGGCGCCTGGATCAGGAAGTCGATGCCAGCCTGCGGAATGCGGTTCAGCTTCACTTCCCGACTGATCACGATGCCGGTCTTCTTGTCGTAGATTTCCAGCTCATGCCGGAAACCGAGGATCTTCAGTACTTCGGTGCTCATAGGATCTCCAACTCTGCGAAGTCGCCCACGGCGAGGTTGTTGGGGCTCGGCGTGCCGTGCATGGTGGTGACGACCATCGGGATGCCATTGTTTTCGAGAACGCCAACAGCCCCCGCGCTGGTAAGATCCGGCGCGTAGGTCTGGCGATTGGGTAGGGAAACTTCTCCGGCTGCATTGCCGATCGCGAGGCCATATCGGGTGAACCATGCGACCCGGCCATCCGGCAGCCTGGCGGAACCTGGCACAGCCTGCAGGTCGAGCACGGCAACCTGGCTCGGTGCATTGGTGTCCAGGCCGGTGATGAAGTAGGTTTTGTCAGCGACCACGTACACGCCGCCTTCAGTCGGCGCGATCACTGTCGGTGGCTCTGGGTACTGGAAGAACCCCGCTACGGGATCCATCAGGTGCGGATACATCGGCGACGTGAACACCACGCACCGCCCGCTCGCCCCCACCAGAACAGAGTGATAGGCCGCCAGGATCGAGCAGGCTGGCATCGGCACCAGGCCGATAGTGGTCAAAGTTACCGACTGATCATCGACCTTGGTGATCGCCATCGCGCCGCCGATCAGCAGCCCCTGGCTGTAGAGAGTCGAAGCGTTTGCAGGGCTGACGTAGACCCGAACCGATCGAGGATCACTGCTCAGCACGCGCAGCGCCTTACCTTCGCCCAGCCGCACAATCAACGGCTCGGCGCCGGACTCTTCACCATCCGCACCGAACGCCGTCACCGCCACCTTGTAGATGCCGGCCGGCAGCGCCCCGTCGATCACTTCAACGTCGAAGCCTGGCACAGACACAGCCCAAGGCTTCACCTCGCGACCATCAGTGCGCAGGCTGTCAAAGGTTCCACTCAGGTAGACCTGGCCGAAGAGCGCCGCACCGGACAGATCGCCGCCCCCAGTGATACTGCCAATAACCTTGGCGGAATCAGTCTGACGTGAGTAACACCCGATATCGCCTCCATCGACGTACACGACTCGCCCGGGCAGCGAGACAGCCAGGCGCATATCGTCAGCAGCCAGCACGCGCGCATGGCTCGCACGCATTTCAAGCTGGCCGCCCTCGGTTGGGTCGAGGTTCACCAGCTCACGTACGAAACCCGCAGGCAAGCGCTCAGGCTTGGCGATGTTGTTCGCGCCCTTGGCCCAGTTGTCGGTGCGGGTAGTTGGGGCTGGCATGCAGCAGACTCAGGTCGGTTTCGATGACCAAAGTCTGCTTTCAAGGTCGAGTCCGGAGCGAACCCTACAGGGGGTCAGATGGCACGACAGCCTGTCCGAGCCTATAGTGGCGGTCTGTCAGCATAAGGAGGTTCTACATTGGACGCTTTTAAGATCACCAACACGCCGTCATTCAAGTCGCTCTTCACAAACATCGACGACGGCCACTACGTAATGAAGGACGCAGTTCGCCGGCACCTTGAGCGCTGGCAAGATATCGCTCGCCACTACAACCTTCGATTTGAACTTGAGGCTAGTCAGCAGTTGAGCGGCACAGGGCAAATAATCGGCAAGTCATTTACAGTCATCTCTGACTTCAAGCTCAACGGACCTGCCGTGAGCGCAGAAATACTAATCCTTGGTGCTGACTTACTCACTGGAAAACAGGTACTTATCGACTCCTATCTGATCAACTCAGACCGACAGATACTTTCCAGCATCACACACAAAGTCATTCCGTTCAAAGACACATCGGTAAATGAACATCAGGCTATCTGCGAAGCATTTCATGCGGTCGCCGAACACGGCAGGATTAAGTAGCCTTGTTGCCCTCACTTCTGTGAGGGCTACGGAATGTCACTAGATTGGCCATGTAAAGCGTTGCCACTATGGCACGCTCCAAGCAGTGAATCCGTCAGGAATAGGGTATGAGAACTCGGCAGCTGTTCCCCTTATAGTGACGCTTGCGGTTCCCGCGTTCGCTGCGACCGCTGGACGAACTGCTTCTGCAATCCCTGTGAAGGCTGCGGTAGCGCCAGCACCTGGCGAGCCCCCTCCCACCCAACTCCCATTCACAGAAAACCACAGCTCACCTGTCGAGAAGTCAACGGCGATTCCTATAACAGACCCGTTACCCCACCCGACTTGGTATGCGGAGTTGGCCGAGCTGAATCGAACTGTTCCGCTGCGCAGCAAAGCCCAACTGCTAGAACCTGAACCCGGGAGGTTTGTAAGCGTCGGGCCGAATCCCACCCCACACACATGAATAGACGGGTCGTACGCGTTTGTTCCACCAGCCCCCGAATTGAGTCCGACTTCGCAGTACTTTCTGCCGCTTGATCGGTACAAGGTGCTGGCGAGGTTCTGCACACCGCTGCCGCCTCGCGTAGCAGTTTTCTGACCACCAGCAACAGACCAACCAGCGGTCTTCTCCGTAGTACTCCATAAAAGAGGGTCAATAGGCTCTACCGTATGGCGCCGCTGCGCGAGAATCCCCGGGTTGCTCATGCTGCCGTCATCCTACCGGCCATCCACCACGTATTGCTTCCAGTGCGCAGCAGAGTCGCGGCCGAACCTACACCATCCAATACGTTTGTATCTGCAGCGTTATAGGTCACTGAAAACCCTTCACCCGTAACGGTCACTGCACCAGCACCGACCTGCAGCACGTAAAACTCCGGCAACACTCCACTGACAGCCCAGCTTGCCGTTGCCTCTGCGCCGATAGTCAGCGTAATTGGCGTTGCGCTGTCGCACAGCAGCCACTTCCCGGCGTCGGAAGGGGTGACTGCGCCGCTTGCCGTGATGGTTCGAGACGGCCTCCCAGCAAGCGCGGCCTTGGCATTGAGCGCAGCCTGCAGATCGGTCTGATCCGAGAGGGTGCCGGCCAGATCCCCCCACGCAGTACCAATACTTAGGTTTCCGCCTCCGAGCAGGCTGCTACCGTTAATGCTCTTGATGTTAGTACCGCTGACCAAGGTGTCCTGCTTGCCGCTCACCGTAGCGATCAGGTCGGTGATCTGTTTTTGCAGCTTACCGAACGCCACCAGCACACTGTCGGAACTGGTAATCGCGGTACCGGTGGCCAGGCTCAGGCCACTGAGTACGGTGGCCAGGACGCGCGCAGCGGTGTGGTAGAGGTTGGTCGAGCCCTCAGTCAGGCTGTCGGTGTTGGCGTTCGCCGTGGCGCCAGCCGCGATGCCTGCCAGCTTCGACTTCTCCGCATCGGTGTAGGCGTTAGTGTCTGGGTTGCTCTCGTAGAGCACCTTGACCTGGGCGGCAGTGATGGGGTCAGCGCTGCCAGCCTGGGCGACCCATTCGCCGTCGCTTTCGTCCCAGATATAGCGCTGCACTGGATCGCCAGCGCCCGCGTCTACGTCGGCGTAGTCGCCTTCTTCAGCAGTTGGCAGGGCCGTCTGCAGCGCGGTGAAGTTGATAAACGTGCCACGGTAGTGGCTGCCTTCCAATCCCGCCAGCTTGGCCTTCTCGGCCGCGGTGAAGTTCTCCTGGCTCAGCCCGTAGCCGGCGACCTTGTCGACCTTCAGGTCTAGCTGCACAGATAGCGCACCAGGCTGAACGGCGGTATCAGCCAGAGCACCTTGCGCTTCGGTTGCGGCGCCGATATCACCTGGCGTCTCAGGTATAAACGGCTTCCCAGCAAGATCGCCATAAGCGCCGGAGAGTGCTACGGCAGAAAAGATTGGCAGCCCTGACAGATCGGTGTAGTTGCCGCTCAGCGCCACGGCGGAAAGGCTGGCAGCGTTCGCCGGGGTGTACGCCAGTGCAGCGGTCACATCAGAGCCGGTCAGCGACACCACGCCAGTGCGCCCGTTGAAGCTGCTCACGCCAGCACCACCGCCGCCACCAGTACCAGGCACGCCGCGCAGTCCGGCAAGCACGACAACCGGAGTTCTGCGCGGCGCAGCACCCAAGACAATGGGCTTGGCTACCTGTCCGGCGCCGATCACCTTCATGCAGTCACCTCGTCAGCAACCTCGATATCGCTGATCGCCGTCAGCGGGTAGATCTGGCCGCCCGGGGCGATCGCTTCCACGTCGTACTTGCCGCGCTTCCACTCCAGCGCGGCAGCAGTGGCGGCATCCATCTTGAGCACGAACGCGCTATGCGCCAGGTCGACCTCGATCTCCCCATCCGGGCTCTCGGCCGGGTCGCTGTGCCAGGTGAACAGCACGGTACCGCCTGGCTTGTCACGCACCTGGGCGCGGCAATTCCAGCCCGTCAGATCCATGGGCTTGTTCAGCACCAGCAGGCCCGAGCCGCTGAACGCCTTCCAGCAATGCGCGTTCAGAGCGTTGAGCTCGACGGTGTCGGCGTCCACCAGCTTGACGATCTGGCTTTCGTCATCCGGCGTGTTGAGCTCGGCCGGCGCCTTCACACAGGTAACACGCACCGGCCAACCATCCGGCACGTTATGCCCTACCACCGTCAGCCGCACCGGGGCAGTGCTCGGCATGCCAGTGATCGGCAGATACAGCAGCTCGTCCTCGGCGTACAGGAAGCCGAACTCGAACGTCTTGCCACGCTGGATGGTGATGGGGATTTCAGGCGCCGACATGCCAGTCTCCTTACTCGCCGCTCAGGCGTTCCTTGAGGGCGTAGCCCATGAGCGGCCAGACCTTGGCCACGGCATTTTCTCGGGCGATCTTGCGGCCGATCTCAGCATCGAAGTTCTCCGGGCTGGCACAGGCCGACTCGCCGGTTACGGTGAAGCCGTTGCGCAGCACCAGAACGCAGAAGGTCAGCAGGTGAAGGGCATCAGGGGTCTGACGGGAAGCCGCAGCGTTGAGCGCGCCACCAGAGAATGCTGCATCCTCGACAGCCTTGCGATCGCCCTGGCCGGCGGTGAAGTAGTGCTCGCTGACGATGTTTGCCTGCAGGTCTGCTGGAGTAATGCGCGGCGCGGTCAGGCCTTTGGCCTGGATTTCCTGCTCGATTGCTTGGTCGCTCATTGTGGTGCTCCGATGATCTTGCACTGCCTGTGCAGGGATACGAGCTGCTCCTGCAGCTTCAGGATTTGGTCGCGCTGGACTTCGAGGCCGGCAACGAGGGCTGGATAAGCTCGTTCAGCAGCGGCTGTAAGTCTTGGGGCTCCTGCATCAGGCTCGCCGGCAGCGGTGGTGGCTCCGTCCACTCGCACTGCGGGGCAGGTGGCAGCGACTCGCAGCCCGCAATTACCGTCAGCGAGGCAGAGATGCAGAGAATCGGCACGGTCTTCAGCACGTTGTTTCCCCTTCAAGAAAGCGTCTTCGCGCGCAGCCTGGTCGGTAGCTACCTGGCGCTGCAGACGGTTGGTGTTGCGCAGCGACTGGACCGACGCAGCGTGCTGCTTGGCCAGGGTGACGGCGTTGTCACGCTCGAGCGCCACGGTATCGAGGCGCAGATAGAGCATCGCCAGGGCAATGGCCAGGCCGGCGCAGGCGGCGACTAGGGCGCGGATCACTGGACGCTCCAGCACTTGGCGTGGCGCTCAAGCTGGCGGGTCCACACGCCCCAGCAGCGCTGGTTGGGCTTGCCGTTGACCACGGTTGAACAGTCGTAACCTGCAGCACGCCGCCACTTCAGCAGCGCGTCGCAGGCCTTCGGGTACTCGCCAGCCAGCAGATGGCGGCGCATAGAGGACGATCGCCAGTTGCCAATGCCGTACTGGCCGGTGAAGTCGAGGTAGAGGTCGTATTCCTCTTGGAACAGCTTCACACCCGGCAGCGAGGCCTGGAATCGACGCTCTTCCTCGTCGTGCAGCGCCCTGGCCAGTTGCTGGGCGCGCTCGCGGGTGATGGGAGGATCTGCCAGGGTGACGCGCGTGCCGTCCTCGTAGCGGGTCGAACCGTGGCCAATGGTCGGCACGTCGCCCTTTGTCGGGATGTGCGGTGCAAGCATCTCGACGCCATCCTTCTGCACCACCGGGCTTTCGCCCTCGCTCTTGATCCAGGCGCCGAAGCCGGCCAGGCTGAGCGTCAGCGCCGTGACGGCAATTCGGTTGCGGATGCTCATTGCTCTGGACTCACGCCGCCGGCCAACTGCTTGGCTACGCGCCGCTTCTCACGCCAGACAGAAAACTGATCGCGGTACTTGAATAGCAGCAGGCCGATCTGAAGAACGAGATAAAGGATCGTCAACGCCGTGATCCACTCGGCCGGCGACATGCCGAACCACATAGACCCAGCCACAACAACTGGAGGCGCCGCCTTAACTGCTTCGAGAGTCGTATCCTGCGCTGCCTGGTTCATTCCATAGGTTCCCGTGCTGAACAATCTGCGTTGACGGGATGCTATGAAGCGGAACGAACAGTGGCGAACCCTACAGGGGGTCAGGGCCAGGCTTTGTTGTGGTGCTCAACGTCCTGGCGGGTGATGCGGCGCAGGTCGCAGTCGGGGCGCTCGCCGAAATAGGCAGTGAATGCAGCCAGGGCGGCGTCGGCGCGGCCGAGGTCCAGCGTCTCGCTATCTGGCACACTGAAGGCGCGATGCAGCGCCCAGTTCACCAGATGCCGGTGATGGGCCGCGCTGATCTCTGGCTTCGACGTCTTTTCAGCGGTGAGGCCTCGAACAGGCAGGCGGTATCCTTCCAGTTTGAGCGTGCCACCCAGGCGCGGTGTCGGTACCAGGCGGATGCTGGTGTCGCTCTGGATGGCGAAGCGCGGAATGTCGGAGCGATCGCGCCAACCTGACATGTTGTCATCCAGCCACTCGCGCGAAACTAGCTTGAGCGGGCAACGCTCGGTAGAACCTGCCTCAAGCAGGCCCAGGTGATCGATCTCGTACAGCGCCTGGCTCAGCGGGTAAACGGATTCACCTGCAGCGATATCGACCTCGAAACTCGAATCATGCAGCAGGCGCCCGCGAATGCAGGCCTCCTGCTCTGCCTCAATGAGCCAACGCGCAACGTCAGACTGATCGAACAGGTATGGCGCCACCGTGTCCTGAGCAGTGGTCCTGAAGTCCTTGGTCAGCTCGTCGAGGGTCATGCGCCAGCACCGAAACGGTTGATGTGCTCAACGATCTTGGCACGCATGGTCTCAACCTTTTGAGTCTTCGCCAGCTTCAAGCCATTGCAACGAGTTGCCGCGAAGTTCACCAGTGCATCCTTGTCCTGCATCTGGTTGACCTGATCGATCACAGCGAAATCTTCCTTGCGATCCTCGGTCTTGGCTTGCTGTTGCTTGCCCTGTTCCAGCAGTGCCTGGGTGTTGTCACTGGCTGCGGCTTCATCAGCCACTACCAGTTCACACTCCTTGAACAGGTCGCAGTGGCGCAGCAGGGTACGAGCAACGCCGGTCGGCAGGCTGCGCACCTGGCCTTCATCGAAGGCGAGACCGGTACCGTACAGATGGTCATTCCATTGCGGACGGCGGCCGATGTACTTCACGGCGATATGGCCGGCCTTGGAGGGCAAACCGCTGGAGGTAGGCGCAGCAGTCGCTGCCTTGGCCAGAGCCAGCGCAACGGCCTCTTCGGCATCCGGCAGATCTTTCAGCGCGCGCACAGTGGCATGCAGGACGGTTGCCTTTGCACGGTGCTCCAGGGGCAGGTCGGCAAAAGGCAAGATCAGCGGACTGGTTTTAGTCGTCGAGCCGACCTCCTCACCGAATACCCATCCATCAGCCACCTTGGCATCGAGCCACTTCTGATGCTCTTGCTCTGGGGTCAGGTCCGGGTTTTCGATGTAGGCAGTTACACCAGCAATAATCCCTTGCTGATAACTCTCATCGGCATCTTCCCAGGCGACCGTTTCTTCGCCGAACAACTGGCCAACCGACGCGAGAAGCGCGTGAGCAGCGCCAGCAATTACCATTACTTTCATGTTCTGCTCCCATTTGGAGAAAGGGCGAGCCGAATCACTCCGGCTCGCCCTGGCTGGCCCAAGGATTAACGCGGGCCTACTTGCTCACCACTGACCAGCACCTTGATATCGCTGACCTTGGCATTGGCCGCGACAGCAGTGGTGAGGATCAGGCGTGCCGGCTTGGGCAGGGTCACCAGTTTGGAACCGGTGGCACGCTTGCGGCCGGCAGCAGCCAGGTCGATGCCAGTACCGAAATAGACGTCATCCTGCGGAACAGCAGTGGAGTCCACGCCATCCTCGTACTTGAAGCCCAGCTTGCCGGTGATGGTTGCGGTCATGCCGGTAGTCACGAACACCGACGCATCATCCAGACGCAGGCCTTCCGGCAGCGGGCCGAGATCGATCACATCGCCAATGCCGATCGCTGCAGCGGAGTCGGAGTTGACCGCAGCACCTGCGGCATTGGTTGCGAGGGCGAACACCAGATTGGTGACGTTGCCATACGGGACGTTACCGAACTGGCGCAGGCTCAGGTTTTTGAGAGTCACATTAGCCATGATTGCCTCCAGAGGCTGATTGGCGAATGGGCAGATCTAGCCTGCCCAGTTGCTCGATTGGCTTACGCCTGGTTGAGAGGAACCACGGTGTCCAAAACTGCGGCGCCGTAGTCGGTGAATTCCTTGCGCTCGCCGGTATCCACCTCGAAGCGGATCTTGGAGACGCCGCGAATGGTGCCGATCAGCAGCTCGACTTTGTCGCCGTGGTCCATTTCCTTCTCCGACCAGAAGAACGGAATACCGGAGCGGTCAGACTTCGCCAGGGCCTCTGCCACAGCCTGACCACCCAGGATGATGGCGCGGTCAACTGCATAGGCAGTACCGAAGCTTTCCGGAATGATCACCGAGGACTCGGTTTCGCTGGTGTAACTGGCGCAGTACTTGATCTGGCCGCCAGCGAAGAAGCGGATCGGGATGTTCTGCTTGATGATCAGGAAGTTGTTCCACAGACCAACTTCACCCCTGAAGATCGGGTGATTCTTGGCCTGCGAAGCACGCGCGAACGCGGCAGCCTGCATCGAGCGGAAGTTCGGATCGGCGGCGAACTGGTTGTACTGCAGCGGGGTCACCAGCATCACGCGCAGCGGCTCGTCCTCGGCGGCATCATCGCCTTCGAACTTGACGATCGGCGGCGGCAACACCATTTCATCCATCACCGAACGCATGGCATCCACGACGCTCATTTTCAGCACGTCGGTGCTGGCGATATCCATCTCGCCGGAATTCACCTTGAAGCCCGACACACCATTGCCATCAGCAACGAAGTGACGGTTACGGGTGGGCGCCTTCACGGTATTGACCATCACCTCGGCAAACGCAGGATCGCCTTCCAGCGGAACAGACCAGGTCTTGTTCCAGACATGGCCGCGAGCACCAGCTGCATGCACAATCAGCGACTGGTCGCAGTAGCGATCCATGGTCGCCTGTGCCACCGGGCGGCCGAGCTTGCGGAAGTCGAAGGGCGAACGAATGTCCGTCATGGTGTCGCTGAGCTTCACCGGCAGACGCGCCTGGTTCACGCGCAGTCGATCCTGGCTCAGGCTCATGCCGGTACCGCGACCTTCCGCATAGGCACTGCCCATGATCGGAATCGCACCGAACGGGTTCAGCAGGTTGAAGGTGATTTCGTCACCCATACCTTTGCTCAGATCCATACAGCGCACGATGGGCATGTGCACGCTGGTCTGGTTTTTCACCGTGGCAATGGCGCTGCCTTCAGTTTTGTCCATCTTGCCAATGAGGCGAGACAGCTTGTTGTTGCGTTTTAGGTGGGTAGCAAACAGGCCTGCCGCCTGCTGCACCATGTTCTGCTTGTCGCCGTATGGGGCGTGGGAATTACTCGGCATGACGCACTCCTTGAGATTCGTCTGGCCTTACAGGCCGTTCAAATAGCGTTCGATCTGCTCCTGCGACCAACCATCCATGGCGTTGATCAAGCCAACGCCATCCATGGAAGCCATCGCTTCGTTGGTGGTTGCAGGGCCAGTCCGAGCACCAGCGAAGTCGGACAGACTCGCCGGCGGCTCGGCCTTGGCCTTGGCCACAACTGCTTTCGCAGCAGCCTGCAGATCGGGTTTCTGTTCCTGAGTCATACCGGTGGCCGCCTTGAAGGCATCGATAGCCTCGATAACCTCCTGGGCGGTGCCGCTGGCCAGAACAGCCTTGTATCCGGCTTGGGCAAAGCTGGGTTGCGAGGCGATCCAGTCGGCAAGTTCCTTGCTCTCAGCGATCGACTCGACGTCGGGGTGTGCGGCCAGAATCGCGTCGAAGTGCGCCTTACCGGCGTCCTCGACATGGCGGTGCTGCATCGGCTCCAGCAGCTTCTTGAGCTGCTGCATCTCTTCCCTGAGCGACTGCGTTTTCTGATCGGCAAGCCGTTCGGCAATCGCCGAAACGCCCTTGACCAGAGACTCTTCCGAGAAATCGCCGAACACTGCAGGGTCAATCCCTGCATCGATCGCAGCCTGTGCAGCTTCCAGATTCTGATCCGCGGTGGTGGCGGCCTGTCCTGCATCCTTGCGCGCCTGCGCTTCAGCCCTGAGCGCTTCCAACTCAGCTTCTGCTGCCTCACGCTTCTCGCGTTCAGACTGCAGTTCCTGCTCGGCCGCCCTGGCCTTGGCTCGCTGATCAGCCAGCACACTGAAATCAATCGTGTGCTTCCCATCCTTGGCCAATACCACCGCATTGTCCGAGTTAAAGCCGTCCAGCTTTTCCTCGGTAACCCCGTTGTTTCCAGCTTCCTGACCTTGCTGAGCGCCTGCATCATCCACAGCATCAGTAGCAGCGCCGGGCTCGCCGCCATCTTCCAGCGCATTGCTGGTATCGCCCTCTTCGCCCAGCCCCAAAAGCTGCGCGACCTGATCGCCATTCAGAGGCCCATCAAAGCTTCCGATTAACTCTTCTTGATTACTCATGCCTTTCCCGCCACATATCGCCGTGGCCGCTTGAGCTCGGCAGATGCAAGGCGTTGCCACCTCGCGCTTCGCCAGGTAATCCCGGCTTGCGAATGAGTGTCCCGAAGGGGGCGAAAAAGAAAAAACCCTACAGGGGGTCAGCTCTGTAGGGCTTTCTGGTCAGGCGAGGTTGTCGGTGGTCCTGGCAGTTTCGATTCCCTGCATTCCGGTACCAGGCTCTGCTGGTACCGGCGGGAATGCCGGGCTGGTGTTCTCGCGCACTGGGGGTATCTCGCTATCAGGCCCACCTGGCTGCACATACGGTGATTTGATGTTCATCGCTGCAGTATCAGTCGCCTGCGGGAAGTTCGGGTCGTCGCCTCCCTTCTGCTTGTACCCTGCGCCCTTCATAATCTCGTCCGCCACAGGCGCAATCATCGGCATCTGAGCAATCTGAGCACCACCCTGCATGGCAGAGTAAGCCGCCTGCACGCCGATCTGAACCGCCTGAGCCATGATCCTCTCGATCTCCGCCTCGTTGCGGCGTTCTTTAAGTGCCAACTCGCGCATCTTCAACTCGACACCAGACTTGGCCAGAGCATCTTCCACGGCCTGCTTGATGCGCTGCTCGACCTGCTCTGGAGTTTCTTGCTGCGAAGCCGCGCGGATAGCCTCGATCACGTCGCGCTTGAAAGGCACATCCATGAGGCTGACCAAGAACGGCATCATGGCCGCCTGGTAGTGCTGCGGCATGGGCTTCACCGCCTCAGAGAGTGCAGCCAGTTGCTGCGAGCGATAGCTGTTGGTGCTCGGCACGTCCTCGAGCGCGACTTTCAGGCGAGTACGCTGCAGGTCGTTCGACAGGTACGTGAATCCAGTGCCGTCCGTTTCCGGCTTGTTGATCACCACAGTGCGATCGGCACGGACTGCATCACCCTCGATGATGATCGTGTGCGGCTCACTCCCCAGATCCTTGACGATCATCGACAGCAGGATCTCGCCGATCATCGTCCGGCCGGCACGGAAGTTATCCATAATCCGCCCTAGGCTCTGATTGCTCTGTTCGATCTGCATCTGCTCTTGACGCCCGCTGGTGGCGGTACCTTCCTTGCCCATGAAGCCAGTCGTGACCGCCGATACACGCTGAATAGCTGAACGGTTGTCCTGCAGCATCTGGAACTGCTGAGCGTTCAGCTGGAAATCGCGCTCAATCTTGAAGATCGCGCCTTGCTTGGCCATGGCCGTGTCGTTGAGAACGATATCGGAATCAACGCGAGCCACCTGATTCCTCACCTGGGCGTCAGACATATCAGTAGCGCCCTTGGTGCGAATGGTGCGCACTGAAGACATGCCCCAGCGCAGCTTGCTGATTCCGCTGTTCAGGCTGTCCTGCGGATAGATCATGCCGCGCACATATCCATAGGGCACGTTAGTGCTGTCCTCACGGAAGCCCCAGAACGGCACGTATTGGAAGTGGCGATGGCTGTACGGGGTCGGTCCATCAAACAGGCAGTGAGGGCCTAGCCAGAAACTACGGCGCACGCGAGCAACGACCGCGCGGGTGAATTGAGCGCGCCCGCTCGCCAGCGCGACGACGTGATTGATGTTCCTCTCGTCGTACTCGACTACGCGACCGTTCGGCGTGCGGATAACGCCAACATCTACCCAGCGCCGGTACCAAACCTCTGCCAGGCATACTTCCTTGGAAGTCGGGTTGTACCAGCGCTCTTCACGCACCGACCAGGCACGACCATCAGCCCAGGCGTTCTGCAGCCCTGTCGACGCACCGCCATCTGCTACCTCGATAGCGTGGCCAGCCCACCACGAAGGGCCGTTGCGCCCGATCATGGTGATCAGTTCCTTGTGCTGCGGGAAAACCCGGGCGATACGCTCGGGACGCATCCAGCGCTGGCGACGCAGCCAGTTGGCATCGCTCAGGTCTCGCTCCTTCGCGGTGAAATCCCAGTGAATCTCGTTACGATGCACAGCCAGGCAGCGATACGGGAACTTGAATGGGTCGCTCTCGCGGCTCACCTCTACCCAGCCGATGCCGACAGCGATCTGCGGCCGGAAGGCATCACTGCACGCATCGTCAGCCTTTGCATGCCGCTCTGCCTGATTCAGCTTGTAGTTCAGCGCATCGGCCACGTCCTGGCCGCCAACGTCACCATCCGGGGTCACGCGCCAGTCAGTGCGGGTTGCACTCTCGTAGCCCTGGATGGACAGCAGCGCTGGGCCGATCAGATCCTCGACCGCCGGCGGAATGCCCAGCGCACGCTGCCTGGCCAGCAGCTCGCTGTCGAGCTGGTTGCCGTCGGCATAGTCCATTTCCTTGTCGGCCGTGCTGCGCCACTTCGGCTGTTCCTCGATCTCATGCATGATCTCGGTGTACTCGTCGAGCGTCAGCGCGAGCTCGTCTTTCGCCTCTTCGGTCTGGTCTGGGTGCTTGAGTGCGGTAGCGTCCATCTGATGGTTCCTCAAGTGCGCCAGTCGGGCGCTGGGGCTTCTTCGTATTTGGGTTCCATGTCGTTGGGCATCACCTCAACGGCCTGGCCGATGTAGCGGAACATGTCGGAGCCATGGCTGAACTCGTCGTGCAGCGGTCCCAGTGGCTCCCTGGTCTGAGCGTGCAGCGCACGGCGGTACCGTTTCAGGCACTCGATCAGTCGCGCAGTCTTGTCCTTGTCGAAATAGCAGCGCGGAAACATCATGCGCACCGCCTTGATGCCTTCCTCGACACTGGTTTGTGCCAGGACGATTGGCTTTCTGCCCATCGCCTGAAGCTGCTCTTCGGTGCTCTTGCCGGTCTGGTAGTTGCGGGTGCGTCCGTCGTGCGGCAGGTAGTCATGGCCCCAGCGATAGGGGCGCTTCTCGATCTGCGCGACGTACCAGTCGAGCGTCCGGTGGCTGTCCTCGATGTAGTCGATGATTCGCACGTCCATCGGACCGCGCTGCACGAAGCCGATCGTCATCGCATCGTTCCAACCCAAGTCCCAGACCGTATGCACAGGAAGGGTCGGGTCATACGGCACACGCTGCACTCGGCCGCTGCTGATCAGGTCGATGATTTCGTGCTTGTAGATCGCGCCATCGGCCACAGTGCGCGGCTTGCCTTCCCAGATGTGTTCGTAGTCTTCCTGGGTCATGGAGCGCTTTGCGCGAAGGCGCTCGTCGTTGAGGACGGCCGGGAACCAAGGGTTATCGCGCCAATTGATCTCGCACACCCACATGTCTTCGTCGGCGTTCTCGATGAAGCGCATGTAGGTTTCGTCGGTGTTCATGTCCGGGTTCAGGGTCAGCCAGATCTCGCTGCCCTCTTTCCGGATCGTCGGTACCAGCACGTCCCATGACTTCTTGCTAACGCCGTGAGCCTCTTCGACCCAGACGATATCGACACCCTCGAATGACTTGATCGAGTCGACGGTGTGCGACTGCAGGCCGGTGAACAGGAAGAGCGTGCCGTTTTTCCCGCGAATCTCGGTATCAAGCACGTCGTAAAACGATTCGAGGCCGAGCTTGACGATGTAATCCTTCAGCAGCCGGTGCACGGAATCGCGCATCGACTTCTGCACTTCCCGGGCGCAGAGGATGCGCAGCGGATTGCGCGCGCCCATATCGAGCAGCACCTGGGCGACACCATGCGACTTACCACCGCCGCGGCCACCGTGCATGACCTTGTAGCGCATCGCCTCGTACAGCGGCGCGAGCTTGTAGGGCAGCGTCAGGTTGAGCTGCAAGGGCTGCACGAAAGCGCTCATTCGTCTTCAGCCCTCGCCGGCGGACGCACGAATGTCACCGTGCTGGCTACCTGAATCGCGCCACCGTTGGCGCCAGTGTGCTCAGCGGTGATCTTGTCGCCGTACTTCTTGGGCGCCATCTTGCTAGCCAGCCACTTGCGGGCATCGACACGCAGGCGGTTGCGCGCAACAGCAGTCGAGTCGAACACCACTTCGGTATGGCCTTCGCCGTCGTCATCGTGCGATCCGTGCTTGCTGGCCAGGATCATCGTGCACTCTTCGTCGGCGATGGACAGGATCTCTTCAGCGAGAAAATCGGCTTGAGCCTCGCGCGCACGCGCGTACTGTGCGCAAAACTCGGCACGCTCTTCATCAGCCAGCCAGCGAATCACCGTCGATACGTCAGGCATTCCAGGCAGTGCGCAGGCCTTTCGCAGACTCATTCCCTCTGCAATGGCAGCACACAACGCGATACCGATAGCCTCAGTGAATGAACTCGGCCTACCTGGCTTTCTGGTGCGCGCAGTCGAGCCGGTCGCCTTCTTCTTGGCTACCGGCTTCTTGACTGGCTTCTTGGGTACGGGCTTGGCGCCCTGATCTTTCTTGGTCATGCCCGGAGTCTTTCCGGGCGGGGGATAGGGTGTCGAACCCTACAGGGGGTACTGTCTATGGCCTATCCAGCGTTTTTTGGCCAGGCGTTGCGCCTGTACTGCCATCTAGATATCACTGAGCTACCATGCTGGGCTTCTAGGGAAACCAGATACAAGGTTCATCATGGAATACATCACATCGGCACTAAACAAGGTCTCGTCATTCTTCGGATCGCTCGACTACTCAATTCTTACGGGACTGATGGACCTGAACGATGCCAGAAACATCATGGCCATCATTGGCGGTGTATTCGTCATCAAGACAGCTATCAGCAAATGGGGGCATGCAGCAGTCTGTAGGGCAAAAATCTCGCACCGGCTCAATCGCGCCACAGGTGTAACCGACATTTCAATCGCAAACCTCAAAGACAAGCCGCTGATCGTTTACCAGATCATCGCAAGATTCGCTAAGTCGAAATCCTTCATCACGCTCAAAGAGTTCAGCCCGCCGCTAGTGGTGGATGGGCTAAAGGCCACCTCGGTAGTCATCGACGATTTTTCTTCCCTCAACTCGTCTCTTGATCCTTTTTCCGACCTATCGGACAGGATGGATATCCTGCTTTTGACGAATGACGCCATCTTCAAAGCAAAACGCGCAAAGGCTCCCGAGCAATTCATTGCCAAAGCAACGCGAGGCCACACAGAAATAACGAAATCGACCAAGAGGCTGAACGGCAAAGTGTATACGGATGATGCGGCATACGCTCTCAGCTATGAACATGAAGGAAAGCTTTGTATCAGTTTCCTGCTCAAGCACGGGTTTATCGTGGATGACTGGCCTTTTCACATCAACGCAATTCCACGAGAGTCCATGCAGAGCAAGGAATCGCTCGAAGAAGCTTTGTCAGCGCTTTCCGAAGAGATCCGCACCCCCATACATGCCCACAAGCTTGGTAGCTGAATCACTAAGCATCCAAAGACAAGAAAGCCCGCACTCGGCGGGCTTTCTCTGCAGCGGTGGATCAGGCGCTCGATCGCGCCCAGTGCAGCACCTGATCGCTCGTGCGGTTGAACACCATGCCGGCACTGGCGATACGCATGTCACTGCGCACTACGAGCCTGTCCGTGCGATCCAGCGAGCGAGGCTGCATCACGTCAGCCAGGTTGTGTTGCGCCACTGCAGCGATGTGCTGGTCGGCGTATGCCTGGACGGCCAGGTGATCGGCCGGTACCGGTGCGGCGAACGCCACACTGCAGGCCAGGTACAGGATGGCGAAAACAGACAGCAGGACTTTCTTCATCTTCGGACGCCTCGACAGGTTGAGGTAGTTGGCAGCCCGAGTGTTTCGCTGGCGTCCCTGCCAGTTCAAACCTTACAGGGGGTCGGCCGGCGTGAAGGTCACATCGAACTCGCCCATCAGCGGCACCGCCTGACCATCAGCCTGGCCATTGCCATAGTGCAGATGCCGGCGCTCGGTGCGCGCTTCTGCACGATCATCACCAGGGAAGTACTTCGCATTCATGTGCATGTGGTTGCAGATGATGCCGGCCATCGAACCAAGGGCAGCAGGATCTGCATCGGGTACCAGGCAACCAGTGCTCAGACTGCCGCCATCGATCTCGACCGAGAACACGGCGATCGGATCATCGCCGTGCTCGAATAATTGAAGAGCGTAGTGGATGACCATAGGCATCATCTTCGCCTGCAGGTTAATGCCGCTTTCTTGAATTGGATTGCTCACAGTGATTGCCTCCAGGGCATGTTCGTGAAATCTGCACGGGCGATTTGCGCCCCTCCCCACCTAAACCTACCGTCACACAAGCGTCACAGACGAAACGTCACATGTGACGCTTAAGTGACGCCCTTCTGCGCCGCCTCCAACTTGCGCTTGCGCCAACGCTCAGTCCGCTTGGCGCCTGGGCTGCGCTGCTTTTCTTGAGCCGCTACAGGTATGCCTTGCAGTTGCTCATGCGTCACACCAGGCGTCACATGTGTGACGCTTCCAAGCGTCACAACTCCATCCAATGTGACGCCCTGTAATGCCCCTCCAGCCGCCTTTCCGATAGTCCTTTCGACCCGATTAAGGCGCCCCTGTATCTCCCCATTGAGCAACGCGGCTTGATGCCCGACTTCGATAGTGGCGGCCTGCATCATTACCCCTGCCTGGATCCTGGCGAGCATGCGATCCTCGGCCGGGGTCAGGATGATCACGTGATCGCCGATCTCCAGATTCACGGTACCGTCAGGGAGTAGCGTCTTGGTCATGGGCCTGGCTGGTGGATGCACCTCGGCCGGCACGAACACGCCGCGCTGCACCCGTATCGCCAGGCCCTCTTCGACCAGGGCACGGATACGATCGTCAATGATCGGCAGCTTCAGTCCAGTAAACGCCTGCAGCGTCTCCCGTGTAACGATCTGCTCTTGTTGATGTAGGTCGCGCAGCGCGTCGAGGACGATCTGCGTCGATGATCCCTTAGCTGTCATTGCTCGCTCTCCCCTGTGTCACGAATCAGCCCCTGCTCTCGCAGGATTCGCCATTGCTCGGCCAGCCAGGCCTGGAACTCGATTGCAGCTAGATAGGAAGGGTCGCTGCGCAGCGCTTCGAGCATGCTCGGCGCCCGCGGTGACACCATGGTCACGTACCACCCGTCACCATTCTCTGGCGTGCTGATGATGGTCACCTTCCCCTCATGCATCGCCGCCGCCCTTCCACTCCAGCGCCCTGGCGTTATCCAGCGCGGCCTTCACGCTGCAGGCGGCATCGTGCTGGTCCACAGTGACGCAGTTGTCCTCGTCCTCGATCTCGTCGCGCATGTAGCCCTGCAGGTACACGCCAGTTGCGTCACGCAGGGTACGGAGGGCTTCGAGTTCGGCGTATAGGCCGGCAGGGATGCGGTTCACCTGGGTCATCTGCGCGGCGCTCCCTTCAATATTTCAAAGACATCAGGGCTCACGATCATGGTCTTCTCAGGCAACATGTCGTTGCGAATGATCGTGATTCCTCCCCACTGGCCCTGGTGAGGCGACGGATGTTTCAGATCGCATCCGCAGCGCTCCGGATGGCTCTGCGGCTCACGGCATTGTTCAGTCATCTCCAATTCTCCACTGGGTCGCGCTCTGCGCTGTTTGCCCACTCGCTGCCGAAGACCTCCATAGGGCCGAAGCACGGCGGCTCGGATTTACTCTTGAAGCCGGCCAGCCAGTAGTAACCACTGTGCTGGGTGGCGCCGCAGTGGTCGCACTGCATCCAGGCGCCGAAACCGGGGGCGCTCTGGCGCCGGTATAGGTGCTTCCTCATGCCTGGCCACCGTGCTTGTTCAGGAACTTCCTGCACTTCGCCTTCACCGTCTCGCCATTGCGCTGGTCGATGGCTTCCTCTCCGTGCATGACCACGTCGCGCAACAGTTGCAGGGCTTCCTGCCATTCGCCCATCGTATTCGGCCCCTGGAGCCTGGCGACCTGATCAGACGCCAACGGCGCTTTGCGCTTTGCCATAACGCGCAGGCAGTTACCGCACGTCACTTGCGAGGCGTTGGTGGTGATCTGGATCTCGTCCCCCTCGCGCGGATTACAGACTGCAGAGCAATCACACTCCTGCGGGCCGCAGCCATGGATGACGTAGTGCAAAGTCTTTTTGCTCACGGCGGGCACGCCTCCTGTTGCTTTTTCAGGTCGCGCAGCAGCGCCCGGTAATGGGCGGTGATCTGCTTGAGTTCGTCGATGGTGTATTTGCGGGGTCGGTGATCGGCTTCGAGCGCTTCAACTGCCAGCAGGCCGATGCGCTCGATCAGGCCGGCACGGAAGCCGTTGCGCACGGACTCACCCTTGCGGGCGTACTTGGCAGAGCCACCGTTGCAGCCTTTGCACTGGAGCCAGATGTTGTTCTCTTCCAGGCGCAGTTCAGGCCTGGCGCCTTTGCTCAGGTAGTGGCCACCGTCCCAGGCGCCACCTGTTTTCCAGCCTTGAGCAGCTTCGACCTCTGCCTGGCTCTTGCCGCAGCTGATGCAGCCGCTACCGATCGACAGTTCATAAACCCGGCGGTACGCCTGCACTGCGCTGGTAGCCTCCTGAACGTAATCGCCATGGCTCTTCAGCTTCTCCCGGCGCTCGCCGATCTCGCGCCGCTCCCGCTGCTCGATGGCAATGCGCGCCTTCTTCTGGTTGGCAGGCTGATCAGCGATCGCCAGGCCGCACTGCCAGCAGCAGACCTTCTGGCCTATCTTGGGCGTGAATTTCACGTCACAGGCGGGGTTGGCGCACTTGCGCTGGCGTGGCTTGCGCTCGGCAATGCCGCTGGCCTTGGCCTTCAGTGGCGTCTTGCGCTTGAGCTCAGTCCTTTTCATTGGCGCCCCCGCCGTAAATGCGCGAGGAAGTCGGTGGCCAGGTAGATCCAGTAGAACGGCCATAGAAAAGTGCGCCGACCAAGCGCAGTCACATCGTGGACAGACAGCAGCGTCACAACGAAACCGCCGAGATAGATCAGGACGATCGCTGTGATGATCTCTTCATTCACTGCTCACGCTCCCCAGGCATCAAGTCGCTCAGACTCTCAATCCCTTCTTCGGTCATGTCTGGCCAGTACTTCTCGATCAGGTGCTGGCAGATGCCGCGCCAGAACTCTTTGAAGCGCTCTTCGGTCATGTAGTCGAATGCGATCGACTCCGGTACCAGGCGCGTCACCCGGCCCAGGTCGGGAATGTCGAACGCCTCATAGGTGCAGCACACGCCGGCATCGAGCTGCAGTTTCTTGATGGTGGTGTGGGCGTCGAGGCCTTGGAACTTGTCGATCTGCTCAGCGACCACCCGACCGAGGCCGTGAACTAGCTTGTGAAACTTGTAATTACGCG